TAAGGAGTTACTACCTTGAGATACAAAGAGTTTAGATTAGTAGAAACTAATGCCCGTCTTCAAAAAAGATTTGATAAATGGCAAGCGGAATATCTCACTTGGCAACAGTTAATGAATCAATCAACTATGGATACTGTACAAGACGAGCTTATGGTTACTAGCCAAGCGTTTGATCAAAGTATGAAAGATCAAAAAGCTCAACTAGACAGAGAAGCAGAGTTTTTTAGACAAAATGGATTCAGCGATCAAGTTGATCAGTTCTTTAAAGATTTGACTATGCCTATGCAGAGAGTAGATGTAGATCCTGTTCCAGGTATTGCAATGCGTAAAACTAAAACCAACGAGAGTATTCAACTTAATGAAGCTGCTCGTATTCAACACGCAGAAGACATTGTGTTCTGGGAAGGTAGTGCAGGTGCAAAGCGAGCATTAGAAGCAATTAAAGGCCTTGAAGGCAATGGACATCAAGATGTTACAATTAAATGGGACGGATCTCCTGCTATTATTTTTGGGCGTGACGAGTCTGGTAACTTTGTACTTACAGATAAAAGTGGTTTTACTGCCAAAGGATACAACGGTAGATCTACCTCGGCTGAAGAGCTCGAAGACATGTTGTTGTCGCGAAGCGGAGGTAAGAACAGAGAAAACCCAGGATACGTAGCCTTTGCTGGAAAGATGAAAGATATCTTTCCGTTATACGAAGCAGCAGTACCACAGGACTACATAGGCTTTTTTAAAGGCGACTTGTTATATTTTAATACACCTGAAAAGGTTAATGGTAACTTTGTGTTTACGCCAAACATTGTAACTTATAGTGTAGATGCAAACTCTGAACTAGGTAAGCGTATTGCACGATCAAAGACAGGTGTTGTTATTCATAGAGAAGTTGATGCACAGGGCAATGAAGGACCACTAATGGATAAAGATATCTTCCAAGGCGAAGAAGTATTAGTTGTTCCTCCTGTTAGTGTTGAGCGTCCAGCAGATGTTGATAATGAACAAGTAGCACAATTAGAACAGTTAATTAATCGTAATGCAGCAGGCATTGACGAACTATTAAACGTACAAGAATTAACACAAAAACAAATGAAAGATTTCCCGCAAGTACTATATGCTTATACAAATTCAAAAGTAGATACAGGCTTGCAAAACCTAGGTGCAGACTTTGCACAATGGTTAGAACAACGCAAACAAATAAGCGATCGTAAGAAAGGTAAAATACTAGAATATGTTAACCAACACGGTCCAGCATTTAAAGCGTTATGGGACACAGTTTCTGCACTTATGCGTGTCAAGGATGATATAATTAGACAGTTTGATTCACACGATCAAACAGTTAAACAAGAGATTGGATCACATGGTCCAGTACGTTCAGATGCACACGGTGTTGGTGGAGAAGGTTATGTACTAGCACACCCAGAAGGTGACATTAAATTAGTACCAAGAGAGTATTTTACAAAAGCAAACAGATCGGTGGAGAGATAACATGGCAAACATGAATGACTTCGTCAAAGCACTTAACAAAATTACTGAAGGTGTTTTAGATGATGAAAATGACGATTACGGTTTAGGCAGTCACGGGTCAGAACTAGACAAAGATGATGAAGAAGGTGAAGGCTACAAGCAAGCACCAATGTATCAACAACTAGGTAAAGTTATTGACAGTCAGGGCAATCCTAATCCTGTTAACACAGTGGTTACTGATGACGGTAAGACACTTAAAGTATCTGCAGACCAAGCAAGAGCAATTCGTATGCTAATGACTACAGATAAGATTAAACCAATGGTTCGTACTAAGTTCCAAAATGATATGCAAAAGAGCAATTCACTTGCAGACTTTTTAGATATGGACTATCACGAACTACCATCACTATTCATTAAAAGGTATCTTGCATAATGAGCGATTATGACTTTATCAAAAACTTGTATGAAGAAGGTTTAGTTGAAACACAACTAGACGAAGGACATTGGGAACGTATTACAAATAGACGTTTAGATAAAGTCTCTCGTGAAAAGGCTATTGCTCTTTATGGATATCTAGTAGGCATTGACAATGCCGCTAAGGCAATTAAAGCAATTCAATATGCAGAAGAAGGAAAAGGTATTCCTCCTTATTTTGTAAAAGCATACTGGCCTATCATTGAAATGGTAGAAGATTTCATTGCAGCAGGGCCAGGTGCTGTTGCTAGACTAAAATCCGTTCATCGATCCGTCAAAAAACGCTGATATCAGCCGTTTTTTATCTATTTTGCTAAATACAAATGTAGAAACACCACAGAGTGTGGTGTCGACCATTTAGATAAACAAAGGAGATAAAAATGGCAGCAGGAACACTAGCAACAAAAGGTTCAGTTATCGCAGGTAACGGTTTAGGACCAGTAACATACATCTTTGCAGTAACAACTGGAACAATTTCAATGGCAGATGCTATTACAGAAGCAACTACAAACTTTGGTTTAACAGTTGCAGGCGTATCAGGTACTTCTGGTACAGCTTACTTAGCGGCACAAGGTGGAAACCTAAATGACGCAAGTCCAGCAGTTGGCTTAGAGAGTGTAAGTGGTATTGCATTAACAGCAACATTTACTGACTAATTCCTAACTACCTTAGGGACCGTGCTTAGGCACATTAAAGGGCTCACTTTTTAAGTGGGCCTTTTTTTATGGCTGTAAATACAGTATGGAATTTAAACTTTACACACTCGTAGACATTACTGAAACTGGCGTACATAGAGGTAATGACAGACACGCAGTTAGACAACAAGCAAACTATAATAGCATTATTCAAACAATTGGCATACGTGCTAACTGTACTCCTATAAGCGTAAGGAAACTAGAAGGAAGTATTAACAAACTAAAGTTTGGTACTAACTTTAAAAATAAACAAACGTATTGGGAGTTTGGTTTTACAATTGACTATGGTGAAACTAGTGTTGACATGCTAAAAGACGACTTTAATTTAGTACCTGTGCTAACAGAACTTGATGAATCTGTAAAGTTTGACCCTCCAATCTTTAGTACAAAAGATCCAAGTATTTGCAATATATTTTTTGAACATATAGATAAATAGTTTTATAGGGCAACACTATCAGGCACATCTTAATACTACAAAGGCCAACTACGAGTTTACTTTAAATGTTAATGGAGAAACATAAGTGTCTGATTTACCGACAACAAACTTAGAAAAAGAAAGTCTAGAAGCACACGTAGATCTATGCGCTCTACGATATAAGAACCTTGACGATCGCATGACTAAGATTGAAAAGAAAGTCGAAGAGATTCACGAAGACATCACAGAAGGTCAAAAGTCAATGACCAAAGTCCTTATAGGTACAGCAGGTACTATCATTGCAGGACTACTTTCCACAGTAATCGTTATAATAATGAACATCAACTAATTCTCGATAAATAACTATATGTTGTTACGAGAATTTTTTAATGACCATTTGGATGAAAAACAGGTTTGGGCAAAATCTGGGCAGAAGGTTGTGCGTAAATTTAGATGCACAGGTGGACCCCGTAAAGGTAGAGTAGTTGCTCAAATAGCACAGTGCTTCGCAGCACCAGATGTTAAGAAAAGAAATAGATTTAAAATAACAAAGGCCAGACTTGGCCCTAGAATTGCTCGTAAGGCAAGACGAACCAAAAGAATTAATCCAGCAAGTCGTAGAGTTGCTGCGATGAATAAAGCATCAAGAGGTAGGTAAATTGTTAGTAACTGAAATATTTGAAACTAACATTGCAATGAAAAAATCTGGCAATAAAATTGTGCAGAAATATCGTTGTACTTCAGGACCACGCAAAGGGCGTGTAATGAGTTCACCTGCGGCTTGTAATGCTCCGTATAAAGCCAAGACTGCTGCAAAACTAAAAGCGACCAAAGCAGCAAAAGGCGGTACTATTAAAACCAAAACTAGGTTAACTAAGAAGTTTAATCCAGCATCGAACATTTCGAGAAAGATTAACCGCAGAAGGAAAATGTCATGAAGATTGTAGATTTATTAAACGAAGCAGAACCAATGGCTCCAGGTGAGCAAATGGGTGCAACAGAACAACCTGCAACAACTGCTCCTGCTCAACCAGGCGGATCGACACAACCTAATGCAGCCCCGGCAAATCCACAAGCTCAGCAAGCAAACGCACAAGCAACTCAACAAAAACGTGCCGCGCTTCAACAGCAGATTAAAAGTGCCGAGGAACAAGTTAAAGCTCAGCAAGAACAGATCACTGCTATGAAAAAACAATTAGCGGCAATAAAATGAAAATAAACGAGTTGATTAATAACTTTGAAATTTTTGTATCTAATGAGGAGCAATCCATATTGGACAATATTCAAGGTATTAAACCAATTGAACTATTTAATGAACGTGAACAAGTCGTAATTGAGAACCTAGTCCGAAAGAGTTTAGTAAGTAAAGTACAGAAAAATAATTCTTATTTGGTCGTAAAAAATGAAACATGACAATGTTGCAAAGGGTTTACAAGAACTTGTCAACTCTACAAAACTTCCATCCTATCTATTCCCCGTTAAAAACGGCGATCGTATCAACATAGGTAGTTACTCTGTAGCACAAACTAAAGACGGTTACTCAGTTAAAAGTTACAAAACAAATTGCATCATTGCAGAAACTTATACCAAAGAAGCAGCAATAGCCATAGCGAAGACCAAGGCTAAGAATAAAGGTGTAAGTATACAACAAATACTATCAATTGATAGCCATTTAGCAAAGCATATGATAGACTGTATGTTTTATAAAAACTCGTTAAAACGTACTACTGATGACTTCAGATACGAAATACTTTGTACTAGATACGATATTTCAAAAGAAATTGTAGATGAGGACAAAGAGAAATTGAAACAGTTTATATTCTAAAAGGCTAAATAACTATAACAAACATTCATTAGGAAGAGTGGAACATGAATATTAGAGAAATTAACAAACCGGTTACAGCAAAGTCGCTGAATGAGAGCCTAGCAAAACGCTTTGGCCAAAAAGTAGCGATTGATAAATTTACACTAGAACAATTACAAGATGCTCGCAACAGAGTACGCACTTCATTAAGTCAAATTGAAACTAATGAAAGTTTCAATACTGTTAAAAAAGAACAATATCAAAAATCAAAACTCTTCCTTGATGTTCTTAATGCAGCGATTGCAGAGCGTGAACTTGTTGCAGAAGGTGAATGTACTTGTAACTGTGGTAAAGATCCTTGTATTGAATGTGGCGAGTCACATCACAACGTAAAGGAAAATGCAAAGCCAGACTATATCGATATTGATAAGGACGGCGACACAAAAGAGCCAATGAAAAAAGCAGTTAAAGATAAAGAAGAAGGCAACGACGAAGACGAAAAGAAAGAGTCTATTGTTAAAGAAGGTGCAGAAGACCAAGCAGAACTAGTAATGGCAGCTAAAGATATGGTTGACCGTGTTACTGGTTGGATGGAAGACACAGCAGAAATGCAAACAGAATCAATGCTAGAACTTGCAGATGCTATTCGTGATGAAAAAGGTCAAGAAGCAAGTGATGCATTTGTGCAAACAGTTAAGCCTGCACTAGAATCATTATACACAGCAATGGAAAGCACACGCCAAAGCCTAACACAAGGTGTTGGACAACTAACTGGCGAAGCAGAACCAGTTAACACTATGGGTGCAGAAGAACCAGCAGCTGGTGAGCCAGCAATGGAACCAACAGTTGATCAAGAAGACACTGGTGTAGACTTAGAAGGCGGCGACGATTTTAGCGCAGCAGCTCCAGCAGCAGGCGGTGAAGAAGAAGCAGGTCGTGCTAAACGTGAAAGCATTCAACGTAAAAAACGAGCAATGCTAGAAAGCAGCAGACGATTAGGTACAATTCTTTCAAAAAAAAAGTAATTAGCGAAAACCCAATGGGCAATGAAAAGCTCATTATGGCTTTACGTACTATAAAAGGCAGTGCAGACCAAAAAGGAAAGCCTGTCTTTTTGCATTTCAGCGTTCCTGCAAAAGAAAATTTAAAACCCGACACTATGAATGTTGACTTTAATAAAATTATGAGCAACATTGGCGGAGAATCGTTCACATACGAGTCCTTTAAGACGGCGTATGACACTGACCCACGCATTAAAGAATACGTTAAAGACTTTAACGAAGACGGCATTACAGTAAAAACAATGCAAGATGCAGACACTGCGCCAACAAGTCCAGAAGACGGCGGCGACAAAGTAGCTCAAATGGCTAAGAGTGCTACTGACGTAGGTGCTAAACTTTAAATCGCTTGACAATCAACAATTTAGACTGTATACTATATAAACTAATATAGGAATAATATTTTGAGTTTAATAGTAAAGAAGTTTGATTATAAACCAATCTCACGCAAACAAGTAAACGGCAAACGTTTATATGAAACACCCGATGGCAATGCTGTTGCGAGTGTAACAACTATTCTTGATGCAACAAAAGATAAGTCACATCTTATTGCGTGGAAGAAACGTGTTGGCGAAGCAAAGGCACAAGAGATTGTAACTGAAGCAGCAGGTGTGGGTACTAGGATGCACAAGTATCTAGAGGACTACATTGACACAGCAGAATGGCCTACTCCAGGTAGCAATCCATTTGCTCAACAGGCACACGGCATGGCAACTGTAATTAAAGAAAATGCCCTAAAAGACGTAGAAGTATGGGGTAGTGAAGTGGCGCTTTATATGCCTCAAATGTACGCAGGAACGACTGATCTTGTAGGAACATACAAAGGCCAGCCAGCAATTATGGATTTTAAACAAACGAATCGGCCTAAGAAAGTTGAATGGGTAGTTGACTACTTCCTACAACTTGTCGCATACGCAGAAGCACACAATGAGATTTACGGCACTAACATACGTGAAGGTCACGTGTTTATGTGTAGTCGTGCAGGAGAGTATCAGCAGTTCGATGTTTGGCCAGATGAATACGACGAATGGCGCAACGAATGGTACGAACGAGTCTACCAGTATTACGAACAACACGGCTAAATACTAATAATAAGTTTAGGAGATGACACGTGGCCGTAGTTCAAATCAGTCGTATACAGGTACGTAGAGGACAGAAAAATATAGGCTCAGGCTTACCACAATTAGCAAGTGGAGAGCTAGGCTGGGCAATTGATACAAGAGAATTATTTATTGGTAATGGATCTGTCTCCGAAGGTGCGCCTGCTGTTGGTAATACAAAAGTACTTACTGAATATGATGATCTGTTTAGATTAGCAGACACTTATGCATATAGAGCAGACGACTCTTATATCCTAACAGGACCAAATAGTTCTAACCCAGTACGAAGAAACTTACAAGATAGACTAGATGATAGAGTAAGTGTACGTTCGTTTGGTGCTAAAGGTGACGGCGTACAAGTAGCAACAACAGAACTACAAACAGCAATTGATCAACTTTATATTAATAGTGCAAACAAAGCAAGTCCACAAAGCAGAGTAAAATTACATCTCGAACCAGGTGAATACTTAATTGACGATGTCTTATACTTGCCACCTAATGCTACACTAATTGGAGCAGGATCAGGTAAAACTATTATTACACAAACAACCGCAGGTAAAGGTGTTATTCAAACTGTTAACAGTTCAAGCACACCAGGAGCACCGGCAAACGATAGCACTTCTACTTACAACAATCAAGCACAAAATATTAGACTAGAAGGTTTAACACTTAAATTACAAAATGCAGGTAAAGCACTTGTTCTACAAAGTTGTAGAAATAGTAAATTTGCAGATGTACATATTGAAGGTCCTTGGACAGCAAGTGATTCAATTGTGTCAACTAACGTTGGTATTGAATTAAACAACCTAAGTGGTACAGTTGAAAGTTCTAATAATGATTTTAGCAAGTGTTCTATTTCAGGATTCAGTTATGGTGTTCTATCTAATTGGGATACTAATAACAACCACTGGCACGATACTAAGTTTAGTACATTAGGGCATGGTATTGTGTTTGGTGAAACAATGGTACTTGGTGCCCCAGGCACAGGAATGAGTACTGGACCAGTTTCAAATCTAATATCAACTTGTGAATTTGAAGACATTAATAGACATGGTATTTGGATTGAAAAAGGAACTCAAAATTCTAGTAAAGGAAATAGTTTTATTAGAGTTGGTTGTGATGGCGGCACAGAAGAACAACCTAGTTATTCTGTAATTAAGTTTGTTGAAGCAACTAACAAATCAGATGATTACTTTGCAAGAACAGCAACACTTATTTCAGGAGGAATATCTAGTTCCGTTCCATATATCCCTGAAGTAGAAGGCCCAGCAACTTTTAATCTAAGTTACGAGAATGCAATTACGTTTGGTAAACTAAATGGAACAAGACTGTTTAGATTACCAGCAGACACAAATCAATCTTTTGATATTAACTATTCATTAGTAAGCCAAAGTTACAATGTAGTACGTAACGGTACACTTAATATCACTGTTGATACAAGATCCAACCCTGAGAAAGTACAGATTTCAGATGACTTTAACTTTGTAGGCGACGAATCATATTCGGACAACTACGAGTTTACTCATACCTTCCGAGATGCAGATTTAGACTTGACAATTGATACTTTAGATGTTAATATGACTTCATTAATGCCAATAGACGATCAGACAGAGTTTAAATTTGTTATCAATTCTAAGAAAACTGTATAATGTTCAATAAAAACTATGAAGACAGGCTCGCCGCCTGGCGAGATTTTAGAGACGAACTTGAAGAAGCAGAAGACCCGTTTCGGAAAGTAATTGATTTCTATAAGGCAGCTCCCTATGTTAGTATGCACACTGATGCTTGGACACAAGAGATGTGGCCTAACCCGTGGGAGTTATTAAACGAGAATCAGTACGATGAGTTCTGTACCGTACTAGGTATGTGCTATTCCTTACAGTTAACAGACCGCTTTAAGGGGTCTAAATTTGAGATACATATCTGTACGAACAGAGAGAATTCAGAGCTACATTATCTTCTCTATGTAGACGACACTGTTCTCAATTGGAACAACAACTATGTACATAAGTCAGAAATGCCACAACAAATCGTACCACAAAAGATTTACTGCATGGACCATGTACACTAAATATTCAAATACACATAATACAAGATAGGAGCATACAAGATGTCAAACGGTATTCACATCGTTAAACGAAATGGTTCTAAAGAACCAATTAATATTGACAAGATTCACAAAGTGGTTGCATTTGCTTGTGAAGGACTAGCAGGGGTAAGTAGCAGTCAAATTGAAATGAATGCAAACTTACAATTTTACGATGGTATGAGTACTTCGGAAATACAAGAAATAATGGTACGCTCAGCAAACGACCTAATTAGTTTAGATGCTCCTAACTATCAATATGCAGCGGCTCGTTTGTTAACATACGGATTATACAAAGAAGTATTTGGGCAGTTTGAAGCAATGCCATTTATTGATCTTATTAAAGCAAATGTTAAACGTGGCGTATATGATCCTGAAATTCTTGAAAGTTATACTGAAGAAGAAATTAATCGCATGGATAGTTACATGCATCACAAGCGTGATGAAAACTTTACCTATGCAGGTATGCGTCAAGTAGTTGACAAATATCTTGTACAAGATAGAAGCAGTGGCGAAATCTTTGAAACTCCGCAGTTCATGTATATGATGATTGCGGCAACACTATTCCACAACTATCCAAAAGAAACACGTATGCACTACGTAAGGAGATACTACGATGCGACCTCACTTTTTAAAGTCAACATTCCTACACCCGTTATGGCCGGTGTTCGCACTCCTATCCGTCAGTTCGCTAGTTGCGTTCTTGTTGATAGTGACGATACTCTCGACTCCATATTTGCTAGTGACATGGCTATTGGCCGCTACACTGCCCAAAGAGCAGGCATTGGAATCAACGCAGGACGCATCCGCGGAGTAAACTCTAAGATCAGAGGCGGAGAAGTCGCACACACTGGTATTATTCCGTTCTTGAAAAAATTCGAGTCAACGGTGCGTTGTTGTACGCAGAACGGTGTTCGCGGCGGCTCTGCCACCACACACTTTCCGTTCTGGCATCAAGAGATTGAAGATATCCTTGTGCTAAAGAACAACAAAGGTACAGAAGACAACCGTGTACGTAAACTAGACTACAGCATTCAGTTAAACAAAACAATGTATGAGCGTTTGTTGACAGGCGGTAATATTACATTGTTCTCACCACACGATGTACCAGGGTTATATGAAGCATACTACAGCAATCAAGATGAGTTTAAAGAGCTATATGAAAAGTACGAACGTGCTACAAGTATTAAAAAGAAAACTATTCCTGCAATGGAATTGTTCTCTGCTCTAATTAAAGAACGTGCTGAAACAGGACGTATCTACATTATGAATGTAGACCACGCTAACACACACAGTTCGTTTAAAGATACAGTATACATGAGTAACCTATGTCAAGAGATTACATTACCAACTAAACCATTAACCCACATTGATGATCCAGAAGGTGAAATTGCTCTATGTATTCTAAGTGCTATTAATGTTGGTGTGATTAAAGAACTAGATGATTTAGAAGAACTATGTGATCTAGCAGTAAGAGCACTGGAAGAAATTATTGACTATCAGCGTTATCCAATTGCGGCTGCTGAGAAATCTACTAAAGCAAGACGTTCACTAGGTGTAGGCTACATTGGACTAGCACACTTCTTAGCAAGACAAAAAGTACAGTATGATGATCCACAAGCGTGGAAACTAGTACACGACTTAACAGAAGCATTTCAATACTATTTGTTAAAAGCAAGTAACACACTCGCTAAAGAGCGCGGCGCTTGTGAGTACTTTGAACGTACTAAATACGCAGACGGCATTCTTCCTATTGACACATATAAGAAGGATGTAGATACTATTGTGGAGAACAAGTTAAACTATGATTGGGATAGTTTACGAACATCTATCAAGGAACACGGGCTCAGGCACTCAACACTGTCCGCACAAATGCCTTCGGAGAGCAGTTCCGTTGTGTCGAACGCAACAAACGGAATTGAACCACCTAGAGGATACTTGTCCGTTAAGAAGTCCAAGAAAGGGCCTCTTAAGCAGATTGTTCCACAGTATCAAACACTAAAGAACCACTACACATTGCTTTGGGACATGCCTAGCAACGAAGGTTATATTAAGATTGTAGCCGTAATGCAGAAGTTCTTTGACCAGGCTATTAGTGGTAACTGGAGTTACAATCCAACCCACTTTGAAAATAACGAAGTACCAATGAGTGTAATGATGCAAGACTTGTTAAACACATACAAATATGGATGGAAGACTAGTTACTATCAAAACACTTACGATTATAAAACTGACCCAAGTGAAGTTGAGGATGAAAAACCTCAAGTACAAGCATTTGATGCTGGCATACCAAATGCAATGACATCTGAAGATGATGAAATGTGTGAGGCTTGTGCAATTTAAAGGTTGACAAGTATTACACTTGATAGTATTATAGATTTGTAGTATAAGGAATTTACGAATGGCAAAAACAGTATTCAATAAAGATAAGGTTGACTTTACAAAACAACCTATGTTCTTCGGAGCAGAGCAGAACACACAGCGTTACGATACATTTAAGTTTCCTGTGTTTGATAAACTCAACCAAACTATGCTTGGATACTTTTGGCGTCCAGAAGAAGTTTCATTACAGAAAGATAGAGCAGACTATGCTAACTTCCGTCCTGAGCAGAAGCACATTTTTACTGCTAATCTAAAGTATCAAACACTGCTAGACAGTGTACAAGGACGTGGACCTTGTTTAAGTTTCTTGCCTCATGTAAGTTTACCTGAACTAGAAGGTTGTATTGTTACTTGGGACTTCTTTGAAACTATCCACTCACGTTCGTATACACACATTATGAAAAATGTATATGCAGATCCAACAGAAGTATTTGATACAATCTTAGAAGATAAAAAGATTATTGAACGTGCTGTTTCAGTAACCAAACACTACGATGCATTTAATAATGCGGCTGATGCGTTCTTCCATCGTAAAGAAGGTAAGATGCGTGATGTCAAAAAGAAACTCTACCTTGCAATGCATACAGTAAATATACTTGAAGGACTGCGTTTTTATGTGTCATTCGCTTGTACATTTGGTTTTGGTGAATTAAAACTAATGGAAGGTAGTGCTAAGATTATTAGTCTTATCGCTAGAGATGAAGCACAGCACTTGGCATTAAGTACGCATATTTTAAAACTTTGGGCTCAAGGCAAAGACGATCCTGAAATGGTATCTATTGCCAAAGAGTGTGAAGAAGAAGTATATGAACTATGGAAGACTTGTGTAGAAGAAGAAAAGGATTGGGCAGAGTACTTGTTCAAAGACGGATCAATGATTGGTCTTAATGCTACTCTACTACATCAATATGTAGAGTACATTGCAAACAGACGTTTGAAAGCATTAGGTATGAATGCAATTTTTGATCAACCGTTAAACACTAATCCTCTACCTTGGACACAACACTGGTTATCAAGTTCAGGCTTGCAAGTTGCACCGCAAGAAACAGAAGTAGAATCTTATGTTATTGGTGGCATCAAGCAAGATGTTGATAAAGATAAATTTAAAGGTTTTGAATTATGATTGAAATATTTGGAAAGCCAATGTGTCCTTTCTGCGAACAAGCAAAACAACTTTGTGAAACTCGTGGACTAAAGTACACATACAAGTCACTTGGCACTGACTACACAAAGGAAGAACTATTAGAAAACTTCCCAGGCGCTCGCACTGTTCCACAGATCCGTATTAACGGAACAGCAATTGGCGGGTTTGATAAACTAGGCCCGTATCTAGAAGAAACAGGCTACACAGGCACAGGACATACATTATAATGTTAATTGAAACTCCATACAAAGAAGGCGATACAATATCACTTAAATTAAGTTCGGGCGAGGAATTAGTTGCTCGCTTAGACAAAGAAGATGAAACTTATTACACGCTAAAGAAACCAATGGTGTTAGTTGCTCAGCCAGAAGGCTTAGGACTTGCTCCATATATGTTTAGTGTAAATCCAGATAACAAATTTATGTTGCGTACTAATTCTGTTAGTTGTGTATCAAAAACACAAGAAGAAATTGGTAAGCAATATACACAACAAACGACAGGAATAGTAACGTAAAATGGTTTTAAATCCCTTTCAACAACAAATACAAGGACTAACGGCAAACTTAGAAGCAGCCGCAGGTCCATTGCAAGCCGCTGTTGAAGAAGGTGCATCTAAGTTAGCAGCCTCAAGCGGTGACGCTTGTGATCTAATGGGCACACTTGGCGCAGTGGCAGGAGATATTGCCGCAGAAGCGGCAAGAGCAGCCGAAGCAGCCATTGCAGCCACATTAGGTGCAGTAGCCGCAGTTGGTGCAACTATAGGTGCTATTGTAGCAAAAGTTACAGATTTGATTGCAGGAGCAGTTGACAAATTGTTTACACTTGCAACTGATGCTATTGCCGGCTTAGTAAGCGGCATTGAAGGCGCAATCAATGATATTACTAGTGCTATCGACGAAGCTACCGGTGGATTACAAGATGCTATTAGCGAAGCAACAGATGCTATTGCAGGAGCATTAGACAGTGTTGCAGCCGTAATTGGTGAAGCATTAGATGCAATTGGTGCTGCAAGTTGTAAAGCAGTAACAGCAGTTATTAGTGGAGTTGGCGCAGGCGTAGTTGGCGCACTAGACGGAATTGCTAGTGTTGCAGAAGCAGGCGCAGGACAAATTGAAGCATTTATTGCTCCAGGTGGCGCACTAGATTCACTTGCTGGAAACCTTGAAGAAGGACTTGCTCCAACAATTGAAAACCTAGCAGGTGCTGCCGCAGGTGCCGCAGGTGCTGCCGCAGAAGCAGCCTCAGGTGCAATGGGTGCAGTTGGTGCATCATTAGAACAAACTGCAAATGCAGTTGTAGAACAAATTGAGGCACTGTTAGCATAATGGCACGTGGAGTAGCAAGACTCAACGACAGAACTACTGGTACTTGTAGCCATCCAAGTCATCCAGTGCCTATTACTATAGGCGGTAAAATAATTACAGCATCTGGCGATACAAAAGCAAACACTAGAGGTATTGCTAGACTGAAAGATATTGTTCTTACTGATTGTGGACACAGAAGTAAGATCATAACAGCATCCGGTACGCAGAAAACTAACGGACGCCCAACAGCCAGACTAAATGATCGAGTAGGGGATGGTCCCTACAGTGCAAGGATTATTACAGCGTCTGGCGATACAAACGTAAACTAAGGAGAAAAGGCATGACACTACACGATGAAATCGTACAGGCATATAACAACTATCTAGCAGAGGCACAAACCTTTGACGAGAAGGGTGTTAAAGCTGCCGCGGCGAGAGCCAGAAAAGCACTTGGAGATTTGCAAAAACTAGCAAAGACTCGTAGAGCAGAAATCCAAGACAAAAAGAATGCGATGTAAATGATCGACCTAACCGAATCAGCCGTTACCCAAATTAATACACTGTGTAAAGAACATAATGCTCAAGCAGTTATGTTAAGTGTAAAGGGTGGCGGCTGTGCCGGTTTTGAATATGAATGGAATTTAGTTACTGACAACAGTCAAGTTAACGAAACAGACGAACATATAACAGAAAACTTTATTGTAGACGGAACCAGCGTCATGTATCTTATAGGCAGTGTTGTTGATTATAAAAAAGATATTATAGGTTCAATGTTTGAAATAAAGAATCCTAACGCACAATCAGCATGTGGTTGTGGAACTTCCTTTAATGTAGATTTTGATTAATGAGGTTTTATCTAAGCTCATGTGAATACAAATGGACCCATGCAGATACACACATGGAACCTATATGGATTAGACGAGAACTAGGCGAAGACCTATATAAAACAATAGAATCTAATAATTGGGATTGGAAACTGCTAAGAAGCGAAAGTCAAACGGTACCAGGAGATACATATTGCCGTTGTGACATCTACGTAGAAATTCCAGAGTCAAAACAAGCAACACATTTTGTTTTGAAATATCCCCAAGCAAAACTAGTAGAAAGAGTATAAATGACTTTTTGGGTTGATTACGGTATAGAACAAGGCATTAACAAGTTCCGTGTTACAGGCGACTGGGACAAAGAAGTTATGGGCTACGGTCCAAATGGAGAACCAGGAGGCAAAAAAGGTCGTCCTTTATATTCGCCAGGAGAAGTTTATATTGTAGGCGAAGATGGTTGGCTACATAAAACAGACGATCTAAGTAATCTTATGTTAAAGTATAAAATGAGCAAAGAAATAAAAGAGAATGAATTGTAAACAAGGTGATAAAGCATATATTGTGTTCTCGTTACGTCCAGAGAACATAGGACGTATTGTTGATGTTGCTGAATACATTGGCAAGTTTAACGAACGTGAACAATTTCAATTTAGAGGCATGCCGTGTCAAGCACCGGTAACAGATCACTATTGGTGGATTGAAGCAGATGATTTAGAAATAGGATTTGGTCCAAGTCCAAGAGCATATATTGCAGATAGTTGGCTACGTCCTGTAAAGTCAACAGACGAAAAATTTAAACAAGCAGAACAATTAGAACTTGACATCTTTGGATAAAGGTGTTATAAATAAACTGTAACGTTGAAGCCAATCAACGGTAGACAGGACCCGGGGGCAGTGCCCGGCGGCTCCACCAA